AAGATTGGGCAAGAGTCCGCCATTCAAGCTGGACGCGCAACTCGGTCGACCCAGCAACGAGCAGGCAGAGGCACGCACAGGGCCCTTGCGGAGCTGATTGCGTCGTTCCGGAGCGCCAGCCAATGAGCAAGCCCTTTAAAGGCTATAATCCTAAACGCCATGCTCGGACGGGCGGTTTGAACGAGAAGGCTCGGAAGCAAATGAACCGGGAAACCGGATCTAAGCTTCAGGCGCCTGTGACAGAGAAGAATCCAGACCCAGGTCGAGCTGCTCGTAGGCGTAGTTTTTGCGCTCGAATGTCTGGAGTCAAAGGTCCGACGAGTGAAGGCGGAAAGCTAACCCCAAAGGGCGCAGCCCTGAAGCGATGGAGATGCTAGTATGATGGAAAAAATGGACCACAAACCGATTGCTGAGAAGGACATGGCGGAAGCCAAGGGGCTTGTTGCCAAGCTTCAAATGCTTGCCGAGAAGTCTGGAACGTCGGTTGAGCACCTTGTTGAAATGTGCTGCGATCAGGAAGGTTACGAAGAGGAAGAAGGCGAAGAGGAAGAAATGGGCGCCGGTCCTGACAAGGGCAAGGTTGCTCTCATCGTCGCCAAGATGAAAGGCCAGCAGAAAGCAGAGGAATAAATGCGTCGAGTCGATCTCCTCATCACTGCGAGCCGTCGGGCTACTGAAAATCAAGAGTTTACGGCTACGGCTGGGATTCAAGACGTTGAGTTTCTTCAATACTTGAATGACGGTCAGGAGGAGATCCATTCGATCCTGCAGAGTACGTTTCCTAGCATCCTGACTGCCTATAAGATTCAGACGGCAGTCCAGAGTCAGGAAGCCTATAGTATGCCTAGGGATTTGTACCTTGGCACTCGTATTGACCAGATTGAGTACAGCCCCTCTGGCGTTGATACGGATTACTATATCCTGAAAAAGGGTCAGATTAAGGAACGTCTGAACACGCAGGCTGGTAATCCTGCATTTTACATCCGGCGTGGCGCAGAGATCCTCATTCAGCCAAGACCGCAACAGGCCGGGAAGATCCGGTGGTCTTATCAAAAGGCCATTCCGAAACTTGATGTGCGCCGCGGCACTGTGAGCGCAGTAGTTCTTGGAACGAGCAGCATCACTAGCCTGACTCTTGATGCCTCGATTTTCTTGGATGCGGACTCGATCATTGAACAGCAGTTCATGACGGTTGTGGATAAGAACGGCGTCGTAAAGATGCGCTCTATCCCTGTCACGGCTATTGATACGACGACCGGGGTAGTTACGGTTGAGCCAGGGTTTACCTTCCAGTCTGGTGAAACCATTGTCGCGGGCGATTATGTGTGCGCTGGCGACTTCGCTACGACCAACTCTGAGCTTCCCGAAGTCTGCGAGAAGTACCTGCTTGAGTACTGCAATCTGCGAATCCTGATGCGTGACTCCCAGACGGATTCCGCCCAAATCAGTCAGATTCTATCCAAGGTGCAGGAAACTCTGCGGATGGCTTTTGCAGAGCCGGATGGCGACCCGGATCGCATTCCTTTGCTTGATGTTCAGTTCCTCGGGGTTGAGGATTATTACCCATAAACTATGGCAGCCAAAAATCAGTTCATTAAACGATACAAGAACTTCTTTGGCTTTGATCTCAAAAGCTCAGACCTGAACTATCCTGAGAAGTACGCAACAGACATTTCTAACCTCGACCTAAACGCGGTGGGGAGTCTGATTAAGCGAAAGGGTACGACGCCGCACGCTGAAGGCGCTGGTCCGCTTGGATCGTTTATCTATAACCGGATTGACGAGAACGGGGATGAGGCGCCTGAGCTTGTCTCCATCGGATCTACGGTCAAGAAATGGGCCGAAACTCGAATCGCCATTTCGTATTCTGGAGCAGAGGCTTCCGCGAGTGTTTCGGTCTACTATGACACGGCAACAAGCCAGTATCGCTGTATTCTAACGGCTGGCGCAACGACGGCTCTTAACCAAGGTTTAGGCCTTGGAGTAGATGAGACGACTCCCTATACCTGCCAGCAGCTTAGGAACTCGATTGACGCTCTGGCTGATTGGTCTGCCACGATTACCGGGACTGGCACGGTTCCTGCGGCTTACATCAAGAACGCGATCGACCAGGACGTGCTTGCTGGCTACACGCTAAACGCAGGGTACTGGACCAATGCCATCAGCCCAGTTGCAAGTCCCTTTGCAAACGGCATGGCGGCTGTAAATGACGAGGATTTTGAGCCTGCGTCGGCGGTTCAGATCCAAAACGTGCTTTATGTGGCCACCGGCAAGGACGAGATTCAGAAATATGACGGTTTTTCGGTGTATCGGGCTGGTGTCCCTACTCCTGCAAGTCTTACTTCTGCTGATGCTTTAGACGTAGGCGGCTTTGTAGGCCGGAACTATGTTCATCGGGCGCGATATATCCAAGTAGATGCCTCTGATAACTTCACAGAGGGCAATCTGGCGCGAGTTTCCACTCCGATCAGCACGCAGCACCGGGCGATCATTAAGGGCGCTCAGACAACGGTTACGACGATTAACGTTGAGCCAGGCAGCGACATTCTTAATGGCGACACGGTTGAGTTCTACGATTCTGTAAGCGCAAGTCTTGTGACGCGCACAGTCACAGGTGTTTCTACGACTCCTCTTGCTATTACGATCTCAGGGGCGGCTGTAACAGTTGCTGATGCGGACGAGATCCTGTCTACAAACCCACGCCGGATTGACGTTACGGTGGCAAACGTACAGGCAGGCACAGGGTTTAACACGGGCTGCGCTATCGTAAACGGCAATCAAGGCTTTGGCCCATCGTCTTATGTCAACACGATTAACGTAGATGACGGCTCTGGCGGACCTCATACGCTACAGGTTGGGGATACGGCCTACTTCTATGATGGCAACCTAAATACTTATGTTCAGAGAAAGGTTACAAACGTAACCACAAACACGATCACGATTGCTGGAGCAGGCGTTGAGGTTTTGGATAATGCAGTCATCTCTGCAAACCTGAGAATCGGCATTTACCGGAACGAGACTTCAGCGACCGAGCCCACGACTTGGTACGAAGTGGTTCAGATCCCTAATAATAGCTTTGCGCCAACACAGGTTTATCAAGACAAGACTTCCGACGCTAACCTCGGCGTGGACCTGCTGGTTCCTTTGGTGGACCGTTCCCCCCCTCCCAAAGCGCGCTATCTGACAGTGTTCCAGAACCTGCTCGTAGCCGGATGTCTGACTGCTGCCCCTAACGTAGTGGCTTGGTCGGATATTGAGGGCGCTGAATACTTCCCGACACCGGACAATCAACAGCTCATTCAGAGCCTTGAGGCGGATCGAATCACTGCGGTTGCGCCTTCTAACGAAGTGTTGATCGTGTTCCAGCGGGAAGCCATTCATGCCGGATCTGGTGACTTTGCGGACGGAAATATCCGATTCGACCAGATCACAAACGATGTGGGCTGTATTGCTCATCAGTCTGTCAGGGATATTCGAGGCGTTATCTTCTTCCTGTCTAAGATTGGACCTCGGAAAATGTCAGGGGCTCAGATTCCGAGTGCGCTTGGCACGTTTGAGGAAGTGCCTTTGGTTAGCCGTATTGACCCTCTGTTTAATCAGTCGGCTAACGTAGATGACGAGGACCTGTTTAGGCTTGGGAAGTCTTGGGCATTCCATGACCGGAAAGAGCAGAAATACCTGCTGTTCGTTCCTAAAGAGAGCGAGCAGGTGGGGGTTAGGTACTGCAACTCTGGCAGCGTGCTTTTGGTTTACGACTATGCTCGGGACGCTTGGCTCAAGTGGGAAGGACTTAACGCTGCGGCTGGTATTGTGCGGTACAATGACGACCTGATCTTCACAGAGCGCGGGATTGATGAAGTAGGCGCCCTCAGGACGATCTCTTGGCGTCGTCAAGATACTGGCACAGCCTACGACTATAACGATCACACGCAGCCCATTACGATCGTTTATAAGAGCCCATGGGATTTTATGGGCAATGCCTCGGTCTTGAAGAACTATCTGACACTTCGGGTGTTTACGACCGACATTGTTCCGAACAACTTCACCTTGGACTGCCAAACGGAGCTAAACTTCATTCCGACTAGCCCTATCTCTGAGTTCACCCTAAACGTGGGGGCTGATGGGTATGGCGTGACGCCTTATGGGAGCTTCTACGGCGACCCGCAGGATAGCTCGGTAAAGCACAAGATCAGCAACGGTCGGGCTAAGTCTCTCCGATTGATCTTCTCGAACGATGAGCCTCAAACGGACATTGTGATTACCGGCTACGAACTAGAGGTTGTGGCGCCCTATATGCCTGCCATTAAGGTGTAGGTATGAGGATTCAAAGACCTAAAAAGCTTAGGGTAGGCCGGACGGCTGAGGAAATCGTAAAGTATTTAGAAGTTTACCTAGCCAATACCTTGGCCGACATTACGACGGCCCTGACGAACCTGACATTCAAGGATAACTTCAAATCCTATACGGCCCGGGTTACGATTAACGCAGGCCAAGAGCTTCAGATCCAGCACAACCTCGGTGTTATCCCCTCCGGGAAGCTGATCCTTAAAAGCACGGGCTATCAGGTTCGAGACGGGGATACAGCGTGGACTTCGGACTATATCTATCTGAAGAACGAAGGATCTAACGCGGCTAGTCTAACAGTCGTTATTTTGAGGTGAGCAAATGGCATGGACCAGACAAGATGAAGAAAGGCTGCTGGAGCTTCAAAGAAAAGGACAGTGGGGTACTCCTGAAGTTCTTGAGTTAAATAATAGAAGAAGCAGTGCCTCTCAATTCGAAAGAACTTTAGCTCAAACTCCGGAGCTTCCAAAAGTAGACTTTTCTCAGCTCATGCGTCGTCGCCAAGTCGGGACGCCAGAGTATGCCGCTCAAAAGGCCCAGATCACTCAAGACGCGCAGCGCCAGCAGCAGCTTGCAGCGCGTCAGCTTGCCGCTCAGCAGGCACGATCGGGTGTCAGAGGTGGAGCTGCTGGAGCACAGCAGGCGAGGCTTGCAGAGCAGGCGCAACTTCAGCGTGCAAACGCAGAACAGGCTCTTTTTGCTAAGAACATCGCAGAACGCGAGAAGCTAGAAAAAGCTGCTCAGTTTGGCGGTCTTTCCTCGGATCTCGCTCGAATGCAACTTGCCTCAGCCGAACTTGGACAACAACGTGGGCTTCAGGCTGCGAATGTTACTGCAGATGCACAACGTGCTGCCGCTGCTGGTGCAAGCGGGTGCCCATGCTTTATGATTGTAGCAACAACCATTGCCTTCAATGTGGATGCAGCAAGAGCGGACTATTTGAAGGAAATGTCAAAGCTTGGAGAAGAACTAAACTTTGAAGTCCCGGCTGAAAAAGAAATGATCCGGCATCTTCAAGGTATTCGAAAAATCAGAGACTCTTGGTGCGCGGTTGAAGAATTGCGCGGTTATTATTGGTTGTCAGAAACCGTAGGCCATTACGCAGCTAAGAACAAAACCGCGACAAAGTTCTTCTTTAATACTTGCGTCAAACCTACCGTTGCCTGCGCTGAAGGTAAGGCTGGGTTCTTTGACAAGCTTTTGACCAAGACTTGGATCAAGTTCTTTGGCCTGTTTGGAAGCGACAAGCCCTTTACCCGTAGCAACGGTGAGGTGGTCTAATGCCTACGCTCGAAGAGCTGATTTCTGGAATGAGGACCGAAAAGCCTCAAAAGAGTTCTCTTGAAGCTCTTATGGAAGAAATCCAAGGAATGCGCGCTCCTGCTGGAATGCCAACAAAGAGTGTCTCAAGCTTCCAAAGAACCACTCCAGAGAAGAAACAGGCCCTTGCGGACCTTGCGGCAGAGATTTCAAAAACTGAAACGGGTCTTTCCTCGCTTGAGTCGGCAGAACAAAAAGAGCGGCAAGAGCGAATCGGCAAGCTCGCATCATACAAGCCAAGCGCATCTGAAATGGCGGGCATTGGCCCAGCAGAGATTCCACGGACGCTTGAAGAGATTGAGAAGCTTCGAGGTATTATTGCTCAATCCAAAAAAGGGATGGTGCCAGAAAAAGAGTCTCCGGATCTTCTTGCACAAGCCCTAGTCGCATTCCTTCCTGCTCTTATTGGATACGGTGCTGGCCGTGCGTTTGGTGGTGTTGGTGTTGCGGAATCTGGGATTGCCGCAGGTGCGCAGGCTGGACTTACTGGCCTTGAGGCCATGAGAAAGCAGCAAGAAGCACGTCAGGCCTTGAAGGTTGCAGCAGAGAAACAGGCCCTTGAAGCGGAAACCGAGATTGCAAAGCAGCGAATCGGGGCTGTGAAAGAAGCGGAACTCCTTGGTCCTAAGGCTCTTTCTAATCTTGCTGTGTCGGTCCAAAAGGGCGCTGGAGAGCGTTTGGCTTCTAGGCTTTCTGAAATGGCGGCTAAGTCTGAACTCGACAAGGGTCCAGCACAACTCGCTGCGGAAAGATCCAGAGAATACTTACAGGATCTTAGAAAACAGCAAGCTGCTCTCACTGCAAAGCCAGGACAAGTCGTTGTTGGAACTCGCAAGGAAGAAGAACCTAGCATTGAAGGAAAGAGCTTCGGGTTTGGTTTCGTATCTAAACCGGGCGCTGCACCTTCCTCTGGAGAAGCTAAAAAGGCTCAAGAAATCATCTCGAAGTGGGGTGGTGTTGTTACCTCGATGGACAAGCTTCTTGAAACTGCCAAGCAAGCCAATATCCTTGGAACGATTGGTGGCTGGAGTAAGGCCGGAGAACAGTTACGAGAGCGAATGGCTTTGGCGGCTGGCGCTATGAAGAACGATATCCTGAACCTTGGAGCATCGTTTACCGCAAACGAGCAAAGACTCCTTGAGCAGACGATCCCTCTCGAAATGAGTGCCAAGGATTACGCTAAGGCCCTGTTTGACGATAAAAACCTTTATGCTCGCCTGAAGACCCTAAGAGAGGACTTGCAGGCAAAGGTTCAAGGATCTCTCAGGCCTTACAACGTAATCTATAGTGGCGAAACTCAGCAGGCTGGAGCAGCGGCAAAGAAAACCCGTTCGTCTGCGGAGATTAAAAAAGAGCTTGAAGAACTGAAGAAGAAGCGGGGTGTCAAATAATGGCCCAGCAGGATGCACTTGCAGCAAAGCAGGAACAGCTTGAACGAGAGCTTGCCTCAGCAAAGCAGAAGGAACTTGAGGAAGAGCTTGAGCGAGCGGAGATCGAAGAGAAGCGGCTTCAAGTTGCAGCCTCGCTTGAAAGCGGAGAGATTCCTGCATCGGCGGCTCTTGAGCCTGGGCAAGAAAAAGACCGTGGCATCATGGATGCTGTTAACATCCTGCTTGGCTCTATTCCTGCGGCCACTAGACAAGCTGTAACGGTTGGCGCTGTTAAAGGTCCAGGGGCTGGTCTTTCTGCAGGCCTAGAGCAGCTTAAAAGCCTAGAGCCTGAGCAAGCTATTACCGGAGCTGAACAGGCTGCCCTTTTAGGGGCTTCTACTCAAAAACCTGCTGAAGTAAGAACTCCTTACGGTCCTGCAGCAGATTTAATGCCGTATGAAGAGGCTGCAGATATTGCAAGCTATCAAGCACAGCCGCCTTCCCCTGCAGAGCTGGCATCCTTACCTCTAGAGCTTGCTCAAGATCCTACTGGTCTTGCAGTAAGAACGGCTGCTCTTGCTGGCAGAGGTGCGGCGGCTGTAGCTCGGCCAGTAGTTCGTGGAGCTGCTGCTGGGTTATCTGCTCTTGCAAAACCTGCCATCGAAAAGACCGCCGAAGAAGCGGGGAAGGCTATTGGAACGGTTGCATCTATTGCAGCCAAAGAAGCAAAAGCGCCTGTCCGGGCTGCAGTCCAGTCTGTGGGTGAAGGGGTTGTTAAGCTTCCTAAGACCGTTCTGGATTACATTTCAAACCTAAAGCCATCAATCCGGCCTCAGTTTGAAGAACAAGTGAAGCTTGGAGCAAGGTACGGAGTCGATCCTGCTTTGCTTTCTCAGAGCAGAGAGCTGCTTTACGGCCCTAATCAGTTTGTTACGAACATTAGAGCAGCAGCAAGACAAGTTGAAGGTGGAAGATCGGCTAAGATCCTCGAAAAGACTCACGAGCAGATTCAAGGTGCCATTGACGACATTACTGGCCAGCTCTCTCGTGGCGTTGGCGTACTTGGAAGAGAAGGAACCGGAGCAGCTATCCGTGATGCTTATGACGCCGCTGTTTCTGATCTTTTTGCTCAGAATCAGTTTCGTTACAGCAAGGTAGCCGATGCGCTTAGGGTTAAACAAATCTCTCCAGAAGAGGCAAAGCGGATTCAGTCTGCAACTGATCCTTTGCTTCAAAAGCTTCAAGATATTTCACTAAAGTCTGAACGCACCATTAGATTCTCGACCGATCCTAGTCGGGTTTCTCAAGCAAGAGCGAATCAAAGCTCGGTCAATCGCATCCTGGACACTCTTCAGCAGGGTGACGTGGCTGCTACGATTGAACAGATGCAGGAAATCGGCCAGGACGCATTTAAGGCTGAAAGATTTCTTGGAGAGCCAGGACCAGACAAAAAGCTTTTGAGAGAACTGTATTCTGATCTCAAGAAAGTCGTCGAAACCAATGTCAGTGTGTTTGACGCGAAACTTGGAGAAGAACTCAAAGCTTCTAACGCTGCTCTTTCTGATTTCTTCAGGAAAAACGAACTCATCGGCCGCACTCTACAAAGCAAGGCCATTCCAGACGAAAAGGTGTTCGAGAACCTGATTTTGGCTGGGAACTCAAAAAAACTAGACGGTTTGCTGGGTATCATTGGCCAAAATGAAGAGGCGGTTGGAGCGGTTCGAGGCCAGTTTCTTGAATCTCTGCAGGCTAAGTCCGGCCTTGATGAGACGATTCCTGTCTCAACTATGAAAGCATTGAATCAGGATAAAAATCGAAGAATCGCACAAAGACTGTTTGCCGAGGGTGAACTTGATGATTTTAGCGGCATGGTCACGATGGCAAAAGACGTCGGGGTGATTAACTTCAACCCCGGCAAGGCAGGTATAGTCGCAAGTGTCGTGAATGCGGCTCAGACCGCTACTAGAATGGGCCTTGCAAAAGAAGCGGCGACCCTTCTTGAGGCCCAAGCCCTTCAACAGCATCTTCAAGGAGCTAGTCTGGGTGACTTGATAGCACTCAAGGATAAAGGGATTTACCCGGCTGAAGTAATCGACTCTTTGATTAAGCAAAGAGCTGCTTCTCCTATTGGAGAAACCCTTAAGCGATCGCTCTCTCAGGGGGAAATGATCGGAGAAGTGGGCGATGCGGCTGCAAAAATGGTTTCTGAAGCTTACGCGAACGACTCATGGAATAAGGCGACAAACTTTCTTAGGTCGCTTGCCATGGAGCTTGGAGAGAGTGCGGTTCCTATGAACCTGCCATCTGATCGCGTCTCTAAGGCTATGACTCTTTATAACTATACGTTTAAAAAGAACAATGCCGAGAACCCGGTTAGAGTTCCTGCTGAAGATATTGCAGAAGTAAAGGCATACATCGACCAATCGAATGCCTCTCCAATGCTTAAAGCTAGAAATAAATTGATGCTCGATCAGGCGGGAATCCTTCTTAATCCAGGCCAGTTTACAAACGCAGAGCCTGTGATGCCTCAAAAAGCTAAAACTGATGAAACTAAACGAAGCGTTGATAATCAACAGCTCTATAACGCCTTTCGGGACGTGATGAGAGCATCTCCTCGACCAGAGGTGGAAGCTGAGAAGCCCCGATGAGCACTTGGATTCAGAAACTACCTTGGGTTGAGATTGAGGACGTAGCAGACGACCAAAACGTGCCGGCTAACATCATCGCTGCAATCGTTCAGACTGAGAGCGGGGGGGATCGCTACGCAATTCGTTTTGAGCCCCATTATAAATGGCTGTTTAAGACCAAAGAGAACGCGCAAGACAATAGGATCACTGAAGCAACCGAGACTGTCATGCAGATGACATCCTGGGGACTGACTCAAGTCATGGGGGCCGTGGCTCGGGAGCTAGGACTTAAAGGGCCGATCTTCCAGATGTTAGAGCCAAAGACGAACCTTACTTATTGTTCCCTGCTGCTCAAACGGCTCGCGAAAAAGTACACACAGAAAGATGATTTGATCGCTGCCTATAACGCTGGATCGGCGGTCAAAAACTTGGACGGGCGATACAAAAACCAGCAATATGTAGACAAGGTGAACGGCTACCTCCAGGACATAAAGGCCGCGCAGAAAGGGTGATGCTATTATGGAACAGATTATGCACGTTCTTCAGATGATCGTTGAGAAGGGACCCGCGGTGTT